ACTTTACAATTTCCAGGCGGGGTAGTATCATTCGCCATGTCTATATCCATAGACTTTAAGTTCTCCAAAACTTAGATACACTGAAGGGGGCCGCAAGGCCCTCTTTTTTTATGTCTGATTTTTTTTTACGCAATGGATCGCAAATTCTTTAGGACGCACAAGCTCGCAAAAGATCATATCCGATTTTTTAACTGGCTCGCAAAAAGTTATGATCCATTAACACACCACAGGACGCAAAAATTTTGGCAATGTGTGGGTAAGATGTGGTTTTTGAGAATAATAAGTGTTTATCTAATGTTTTTTTTATCTTCTGTTATCTTATAAAGTGTGTGTCTATAGTTGAAAATGTGTGCAATAAGAGTATAATTAGTGAGTATCATAAATAAAAAGGAGAACAAATATGACACGATTAAAATTTAATTCTAACAAGTCTTTAGTCAAGTTGGCTAAGGAAACTATCAAAGCTAGTAATTTCAAAGTAGCTTATAGAGATAAATACACAACAGATAAATCTTTCTATCTTGTAAAAGATGATGGCATTTATTTAATGAACGCTTATCAAACACCAAAAGATAAGACACCAAAAACTAATAACACAGTTGTCTATGCTAGTGGATTCAATCCTAAATATAACAAAGATGTTTGGGAAGATTCATATCTAGTAAGTAGAGATGACTTTGCTTTCAACTTACATCTACAAGATGACCAACTAAAAAGAATTGCCAATGGTGGTTCTATTGAAGTTGGTTTAAGTGAAGATGAATATTCAGTGAGGGCGTAATGGATATAACTAAAAAAGACTTAAAAGAATTTGTTGTAAGGAGAATCACAACAATAGTAGAAGAAAAAATTATCATGGCTACTGATTGGGAACAAGCAGAAGATTTAGCCATTGATAATTGTGATGATATTAAATGGGAGCATATAAGCGACCATGAAACTATAGACGCTGAGGAGGTGTAGCAATGGGACTAACTTTAGTAAACGAAATGCCAAAGGCAAAGAAGAAATATACAAGAGATGAATTAGAAGTAGGGTTTAAAAGGTTTAACAAACTTGCACAGAAACTCTACAAGCTAAACAATTTAGGAAGAAAATCTGAGCCATGGCATTGGAAAGATGAACAAGAAGCAATCATCATGAAGAAAGATTTTGACCTAATGGACGAAGCAGTTGGTTATTTTTGTGGTAGCCACTTAGAAGTCGAAGAAAAAATAACACCATATAGATTGCATGTTTATAGTGCAGGATATTGGATAAACATAGGAGCATAGAATGGGAAATAGAGCAGTAATAACAATCAAAGAAAACAACACACCAAAGGAGGATTGGCAGTCGCTATATCTTCATTGGAATGGAGGGCGAGATTCAGTAGAACCTTTGCTACATGTCGCCAAATTATATGGCATTAGATGTCAAGCTGATCCAAGCTACGCAATCGCAAGGCTATCACAATTAACAGGCAACACACTAGGAGGAACGCTATCTCTTGGAGTTGGAACATACAAACAACTTGATACTGATAACTATGACAATGGAGTTTATGTTGTCAAAGATTGGGAGATAGTTGATAGAGAATACCATGATGGGTATGAGCAACAGGAGTATGACTTCAACGAAATGGTTGAAGAAATCAGAAGTAAAAATGATCAAGTGTTTGGTTATAAGGAGCAAGACTAATGAATAGAGAAAAATTAATTAATAAATGCCAAGATTTAATAAGCAATGGACGTTGGTATTTCCAAAAAGATTTCGTTGAAATTATATGGAATGATGACATGGACTGTTGGGTATATTTAGATTTCAATACCATGAAATTTGAAACAGCAGATAGAGGAAAGCAACATTGGTTATTAGAAAATTTATCAACACAAACCATGATAGAGGAGTGTGCAAATGAGTAAATTTAACAAACAAACATATATATTAAAAATAAGGGGTGGCTTGGAGTTCGATATTCAAGCCAAAGACTTACTTGATCTACACTCGCAAATTAATCTTACCTTTATGAATGAACTGGGTTATTACCTAGATGAGTTCATAAGCATAGAACTAAAGAAGCCAAACATGATAAGCGTATGCGAAGAATGTAGGACGCAATCATGGACTATGGAAGATGTGAATGGCCAACCAATCACTAACCATGCAGATAAGAACGCATACTGTTTTGAGTGTGATGACTTTGCCCATGTCATTGAGATAGAGGAGAAAACAAATGATAGTTAAAGAATTAATAAAACATTTAGAAGAATGTAATCCAAATGCAGAAGTTTTATTGAGGTCTTATCCAAACGATTTTGATTATTCAATTATGGATTTAAACTTAGATGAGGATAAATCAAATAATTGGGTATTAATAGAATTTGAGGAGCAAGACAATGGATAGAAGCAAGATAAAAGTATTGGTTGCTTGTGAGTATAGTGGAACAGTAAGGGACGCATTCCTTGAACTAGGTTTTGACGCTTGGTCTTGCGACATACTACCATGCGAAAGCGATATAAAAGATAGGCACTATGAGGGAGATGTCTTTGACATCTTGGATCAAGGTTGGGACTTGATGATAGGACACCCACCATGCACTCATCTATCTGTTAGTGGGGCAAGGTGGTTTACTGAGGGTAAGAAACCAATGCATTTAAGAGATGAGGCTATTGAGTTTGTTCAGAAACTTATGGACGCACCAATCAAACATATAGCCATTGAGAATCCAGTTAGTGTTATCTCATCTTACATAAGGAAATCAGATCAAACGATTAACCCTTATCAGTTTGGACACAAAGAATACAAACGCACTTGCTTATGGCTAAAAGATTTACCCAAGCTGACTGAAACAGATAATGTTAAGGAAGCTACTGACAAACTACACCCTAAAGAAAAGCATAGGATTTGGTGGATTGGTAGTGGCAAGGGTAAAGAAAGGAGTATGTTCTACACAGGCATTGCTAAGGCCATGGCTGATCAATGGGGAACATACATAGAACAAAGTATCAACAAGGAGATAAAAGATGAGGTATAAAGTATTTACAAAATGGATAGGCTATTCTGAAATAGAAGTTGAAGCAAAATCAGAAGATGAAGCTAGAGAAATGGTTGATATGGGAAACTATGAGCCAGAAAATGAGTTAAGCACAGGAACAGGACTTAATCTTGGTTATGATGAAGAAGAAGTTTTAGAAATAGAGGAGGTATCTAATGACAGAACATGATCTAAAAGTAGAACGACAACGCACACTTATCAAACTAGAGAAGTGGCGTAAAGAAATCAAGATGATCCTTGACGAAAAGAAAGATCCTGAAAAACCTTGGAAGTTTACCATTACATACAATGATGATAGCCAAGTAATTGAATGGTCTAACTCTAATCATAAGCAACATATTCCTAGCCCACATAGTGAGGAGGATCTTATTGACATGATGAAAGGAGATGAACACGAAAGGCAAAGAAAATTATTTAACCAAAAAAGGAGAGAGAACAATGGGATTTAAAATAGAAAAAGATGTGCCACTAAAGAAAGCAAACTTTAGAACACCATTTACACAAGCACTCGATAAACTTTTAATCGGAGATACGATTACAGGTTTAAGTAGAGATGAGGTCTACAAATACAGATCAAACTTCTACACAGCACACTTCAAGGATCGCAAGTTCCAATTCTGGAAGGACGCAACATCTAAAAGATATTGTGTGCAAAGGGTAAGTTAATGACATTCGAAAAAGGTATGGCTAAGTTGAAAGACTTAGTCAGCTCCTTAGAAAAAGAAAACATATCCCTCGAAGAATCAATCCAATCTTTTGAAGAAGGAACTAAGGTCGTAAAGTATTGCGAACGCAAGTTAAAGGACGCAGAAGATAGAGTCAAAGCTATTCTTGATCAGTCTGATCTTCAATAAGATCCTTATCATCTTCTACAGTTTCCGAAGTACCCAAGATAATCTGATTCTCTAACACCAACTCCTTCAATCTATTCTCTAGCTGATCCCTACTCATGTTGTCTATCTTATGAATCTTCAACTCTTTCCTATCTACCATAAGCCCAGCAAGTTTAGCTCTTGCAATCTCTGCCGTAACCGCAGGCCCATAACTTCCATCGGCTAATGCAACATCTCTTATCTCACCTAACTTAGTTGCTATGCCTTCAAAAGTAATTTCATTCTTAGCTCTTTGCACAGCTTTAAGTTCCATGATCTTCTCTTGCACATGAGCATACTGCTGATCACTCAACAACCTCGTTGCTGCAACCCCTGGATTTTCATAGCCCGCAAGATGAGCACACTTCGTCTGCTTATAATCTTGATACACCATAAGGTCGACAAATGTTTCCTGTTTTTTTGTTAATTTTTTTTTCTCTTCCATTTCTATATTCTAACAAGATTTCTACTAGAGAATACTATCTCCCCTAAGTAAAGGTGTATGTTAATACACACCTTTCTATAGTTCTCTATAGAGATGCACGTACGCACAACCGCACGTACCAGTAAAACTAGGGCTTTCAGAGGTGCATGTGCGTATGTGCAGGCATGTGCAACTGCACAACCGCACAGACACCTAAATCGCATAAGAATGCACCTTTCAGAGGGGGGTGTGCAATTCGCCATTTCTCCATTGCACGTACGTTTTTGTATAATTTTTGTACAACCAGGATCATTTTTATTATGGGACATTTGTTTCTTTTTCTCTCCTTTATCTCTATTCTTACCAAAGATTCTATCAAAGTTCTCATTAAATTTATCACGATCTCTAGTACGATCACGACTACCTTTTCCACCATGCCATTCGTTCATTTTCTTTTCCTCATTAACTTATCCTCGTATCTTTGCAACGACCACTCAAAAAATCTATTCCAAAG